AGGGGGTACAGAATTTTTTTCGTGTGTAAAAATCCGCACACAGGATTTATTGAGAATACCTATGTACTATATACTCAAAAGTGAAAATTATGACCCTTATGAAGAAGTATCAAGATTCAAAGGTACCCATCACAATCGACCCAGTAACCAACGAATATCAGATAACCGTGCCAGAATGGGTAGTCAACGAATTTGACTGGTACGAGGACACAGAATTAGTTTGGCATGTTGACGAAACAGGAATACACATACAAGAGGTAAGCGAATGAACACCTATCACATATACTTTGATGGACAATGTTTGTTTAAGAATTTAACAGAGAGTGAATTCAATATAATCTACAGTAAAATCTATAGTTCTTACTTTGGAGAACGGATTACATACGAAGTAATTACGGAAGCCCCTACTGATAAACTGTACGAACATTCCTATTGACATTATACATAAATTGATGTATGATATGAATGTAATTACAACAGATTATGGCGAAAGGATTTACAGTCAAAGCAAAGTCCCCAGTGGCAAAAAAACAGAAAGCACCTGAGTGGGACTATAATTTAGCAAGGCAGTTGATAAGAGGAAAGACAATTGTATTTTGCTTACCAGGTCGAGGAGTCAGTTATAATTTTCTAAAGTCGTTTGTTTCTTTATCATTTGATTTAGTACAGGCAGGAGCAGCAATACAGATATCACAGGATTATTCATCAATGGTAAACTTTGCCAGATGCAAATGTCTTGGAGCTAACGTATTAAGAGGACCGAATCAGTTACCTTGGGATGGTAAACTCAAGTATGATTATCAACTCTGGATTGACTCAGATATTGTATTCAATACAGAGAAGTTCTATCAGTTAGTACTGAATGCTATCCCTGCAGAAGCTGTTACAAGAGAAGAAGTCAAGCAGACCGTGAAGAATGAAAAGGGAGAAGATGTTGAACAGACAGGATTTACATTAAAGGTTGACCCTGAGAAAGAGAGACAAATCGTTGCAGGTTGGTATTGTACAGAGGATGGAAAGACTACATCAGTTGCTCATTGGTTAGATGAAGATGATTTCAGAACAAATGGTGGAGTCATGAACCATGAAACAATAGATAGTATCAGCAAGAGAAAGAAACCCTTTACAGTTGATTATACTGGTTTTGGTTGGTTATTAATAAAGAATGGTGTATTTGAGCATGAAGGTATGCCTTATCCTTGGTTTGCTCCAAAGATGCAGATTTTTGAGTCAGGAGAAGTTCAAGATATGTGCGGTGAGGACGTATCATTCTGTCTTGATGCAAAAGAAGCAGGTTTTGAGATTTGGTGCGACCCACGTATTCGTGTAGGTCATGAAAAGACGAGGATAATTTAGAATGGGTGGGTTGATTTACATTGTAATTTTAGTCATCATATTCACTTACTTAGGAATGTCTAGAAAATGACAAGGTATAACATACTCAGAAAAGGAAAAATCGTCTTCTGGAACGTCTCGGAATCAGAATTATTTGAGCGACTCGAAGACTATGCAGTTGAACAATATGTCACTGGAGAAAAAATACAAAAAGACATTACATACGAACCTATTAAGGAGGAAGATTAAATGGCAAGAAAGACTGGTTTATTAGGAACCTCTTATAACACAGAGACAAAACCCAAAAAAACTCGTCAAGGAAGAGGAAAGCATTCTAAATATTCAGCGACCTCTCGTAACTCGGCTCGCAAGAGATACCGTGGACAAGGAAAATGAAACTTAAAAGAATCGATAAGTATGGTTGTCGTGGACAAATACCTGTCGATATGTCGGAAGACTTCTATAATAATGGTAACGAATACTGTCGTTACCTAATTACTGACTATCGTGCATCTTTATTAAAGAAAAAATAACTTTTTATGTCTTGTTTAATTACGAATCTTCCCACCATGAAGGTTTGGGTGAGAAAAGAGTATCTCCGTGATCATAAAGATGGTCATGGAGAATTTGTTGAAGGAATTTGGGTTGCTGCAAAGAGTATACCTGGTCGTGCTTTCTATTTTGAGACTTATTTGCCCGAATATGGAGCGATTTACGACAAATTACCGATAAGTGCCTTTGTTGCAACACCAAATACACCCGATCCTGACCTCGATTTGCCAAATTTACAGTTTTGGAACTGTATGGACTACCATGTAACCACGATTGTGAAGAGTATTGTCGCTTCAATGGAGTGGGAAGTACGAACAAGGCACTTTGGACAGATAAAAGGTGAATATATTTGTACTTTAGACAACTATCATGGCAATTTAGATGAAGTTGATGCGAGTACAAGTGAGATTCCAGACGAACATAAGTCATTTAACCTCATAGAATTACGAAATGGGCAGTTTGCACTGTATCCAAACAACCGTTGTCGTGTCTATGACATCTCAATGACCCCTCAAGAGGCAAAAACACCCGATTTTAAGGTATCAACAAAGTATTATCAAGTTGAAAATGGGGTAAAATGGGGTCGTCTTGGCGATTGTAACGATTATTTCTGGACTACACCCGATGAAAGAGGAGAAGTATAACTATATTTTACGTTGGATACAAGAATTATCCAAAAGTAGACCAGAATTAGGTAATTTTGCTGTATGTCCCTATGCATCAAAGGCAAATTTTATCATTTTAGACGAAGAATTACGAAAAGTGCGACCTAGATGGGGTTGGGAGATTGTAATTTTTGCTGTAGAAGACGAACATGACGCAGATTTTCTCTATGCAATGGTAGATGACTACAATCGGGTCTATAAAAACTATAAATTCATCGCAGATCATCGAAAATCGAAGACTTTTATCAATGGAGTGCAAACAAATAACGGAAAATACAATTTAGTGCTCTGTCAACCAAGAAAAGACCTTACAGAAGCAAGAAAAAAACTGGCAAAAACAGAATATTACGATTATTGGGATAAAAATTACCTTGAAGAGGTATTAGAAGAAGATTATAAAAATGTTTTTAATTAAATCGTTAGCAATTGGGTATAAATAAATCTAAAAGTACCATTTAATGGCGACACAACGTACATCAAGAAGATTTAAGGATATAAGTTTGTCTTTTTCACCACATCCAGTGACAAAAGACCTTCCTGTGCTGCTTAATGAACGTGCAATCGTCAGATCAGTGAGAAATTTAGTTGAGACAATACCAACTGAAAGGTTTTTTGACTCAACTTTAGGTACAGACATAAGAGCATCACTGTTTGAGAACTTTACTTCCACCACAGTCACTATTATTGAAGATCAAATACGATCTACAGTAAGAACTTATGAACCAAGAGTAGATGACATAGGTATTGAGGTTGATGGACTTCCAGATCGTAATGCACTTGATGTTAAAGTTATTTTTACTATTAACGGGTTAGAGACTCCACCTCAAGAATTCACCTTTATTTTAGAACCAACAAGATAATATGCCCGCTTTTCAATTTACAAACTTAGACTTTGATGAAATCAAAGTACAAATCAAAGATTTTTTAAGATCAAACTCTAATTTTACTGATTTTGATTTTGAGGGTTCTAACTTTTCTGTTTTAATCGACACGCTTGCTTATAATACCTATATTAATGCATTTAACGCTAATTTAGTTGCAAATGAGTCATTTTTAGACTCAGCAACAGTACGTGAGAATGTTGTTTCACTTGCACGTAATATTGGATACGTACCACGCTCAAAAACTGCTGCAATAGCGAAGATTAAACTTAATGATGTAAATCTTGGTACAACAAATGATAACACACCAGCGTTCATTAAACTAAGACCTGGTCTTATATGTGTGGGAAATAATGAAAACACAACTTATAGGTTTTCAATACCTGATGAAATCACATCTTCAAGAGTAAAACAGGTTGGGTCAACTTCTTTTGCTCAATTTGATCATGAAATATCAATATATGAAGGAACTTACTTATCAAGAAGTTATCTTGTGGATACAAGTGTTGATCAAAGATATATTATTGATTCACCTAATATTGATAGTTCAACATTAAGAGTTTATGTTTCACTTCCCGATGAAACTAATTTAGGACGTAAATATTCTCAAGTTGACAATATACTTAATCTTAGTAGCACTTCAGAAATATACCTTACTCAAGAAGTTCAAGATGAAAAATATGAAATTTTGTTTGGGGATGGATTTTTTGGTAAAAAACTAGAAAATCGTCAAACAATTACAGCAACTTATATTGTAACAGATGGAATTGAAGGAAACGGACCTGCTAATTTCAGTTTTCAAGGCACTTTTGTAAAAGATAATGGTGCTTTCTTTGTTCCAACTGATAATGTTACAATAACTACCACTAGTAACGCTTCTAATGGTGCTGAAGTTGAAGATGTATCCTCTATTAAGTATTTTGCTCCAAGACTTTACTCAGCACAGTATAGAGCAGTTACACCAAGAGACTATGAAGCAATTATTTCTCGAATTTTCCCACAAACTGAGTCTGTTGCGGTTGTTGGTGGTGAAGAATTAGATCCACCACAGTTTGGTAAAGTGCAGATAAGCATTAAACCGAAAAATGGAACATTTGTGTCAGATTTTGATAAAACACAAATTAAAAATAAATTAAAGAGTTATGCTATCGCTGGTATAAATTCTGAAATTGTTGATCTTAAGATACTATATGTGGAGCTTGATTCGACTGTATATTATAATCCAGCAGAGGTTGCATCATCCGAAAATCTAAGATCTTCTATATTTTCTGCTCTTAAGTTATATGCTGATAATGTTGAAATGAATAAGTTTGGTGGTAGATTTAAGTATAGTAAAATTAATCAACTTATTGACCGTGTAGATGATGGAATTACCTCAAATATTACAAAAGTTATTATAAGAAGAGATCTAAAGGCATTATTAAACCAATTTGCACAATATGAATTATGTTTTGGTAATAGATTTAATATAAATCCAGCAGGACTTAATATAAAGAGCACGGGATTTATGCTTACTGGTTCAAACTCTATGGCATACCTAACTGATGTTCCAAATAAAGACGCATCAGGTAATTTAGATGGAAGCATGAAAGGAAAAATTAGTGTAGTATCTAAAAATAATAAAAATCAACAAGTTGTATTGATTAAAGATGCTGGAGCTGTTGATTATAAGAAAGGTGAAATAATATTAAACACGATTAATTTTGCATCAACACAAGCAGAAAACAATATTATTGAAGTCCAAGCATATCCTGAATCAAATGATGTAGTTGGATTAAAAGATTTATTTGTCAGTTTTAACACTTCTAATACTACCATAAATATGGTGAAGGACGTAATTGCATCAGGAGAAGATGTTTCAGGTGTTGTATTCACAAGAGATTACTTTACCTCAAGTTACTCAAATGGAGTTTTAGAGAGGAAATAATTTATGTCACAA